AAGCTGTGTTCCCATCCTGAACGATATCTAGGTGTGCCACGACCCACATACTTGGAAGGGTTTTGTACTATGTATTGACCTTGCGCCCAACGACTCATTGTATTACCAGGCGTGCGGCGTATTGATTGGGAGTTGAACTGGCGTTGATGCCAAGCAAGGTGGCTCTGCTACGAATCATGTTCAGGTAATAGGCTAGGCTGGCATTTAGATTCAATCCAGTTTGCCCTTGCATGGCTTGTAATAGTGTCAGTGCTGGTATGTTGGTATCTTCTGCTACTCTAAACAAGCTCACAGTGAAGTTACCTGCGGCTCGTTTAGGCATCACACTGGAAAAATATGAATTCACAATGTCATATTCTTCTGCAGGAACGTTGGTATCATAGTCGTAGAAACTGTCAAATACTCTGACTGTGAGATCTTTTTTGTAATTTGCGTAATTTACTGTGCTCATACACCACCACCTACTGGTTGATTGTTGTTGATTCTATTAACTGTGGCTTGATTGCGAGCCGCAGTGGCTGTTGGAAAGAAGAAACCATCAGCTTTGCTGGCCACACTTCTTACGGCTCCAGGCAAGCTGCCTTGAATAACTTCAGTGCCAAGTGCTGTGGCTTCAGCAACTGCAATGCTCTTAAGATTCTTACCCTTGAATGTGTTGTAAACTGTGCTGGCTTTTTGTGCGGCACCAATCAGGCCCAGCACAGAACCAGATTGCAGATCTTGTGCAATACCACCAGCGGCATCAATTAATCCGCCTTGGCCAAGAATGGTAGCTAGGCTGCCTGGACGAGCCAGTGGGCTTGGAGTAGTATCATAATGTGCAGCTTTTCCAAATCCTGGTGCTTGTTTGTTTGGCGCACCTTGTTTGTATTTTACAGTTTCATATGCAATGGTCATTGAATGTTGCATAAGGCCGTTGCCTTGACTATAATCATAGGTATCATGACTCCAGTTTGAAATCAACGGATTGATCAACACATACTCTGCATACTTGTGTTGATAATCAAATCCAAAAATTCTTATGTCTGTAAAAAACGGAGGCTTGCCCGAAGAGCTGGATGTGCCATCGTTGACTGCTTCACCTATATAGCCCCAGTCATTCACTCCGCCCATGCGGTCTTGATTGTAAATGTCTCGGCCACTGTAGCCAAATCCTCGCGTGCCGTTGTTTTCGGCACCCATGCTACCATTGGTGCTGTTGGTGGAGCCATAGTTCTGGCTGGCATCTTTATAGTAGTAACTGTAGTAGTTGTACCACACGTTGCGAACCAAATCTGATCCGTCATCGTGGAATGTAATATTCACAGGATCATAATTGATCTTGGTTTGAATCACACGTTTACGATTGTATTGGTTTAGTGTTTCAGTGGCAATGGTGTACTTGGGCAAGTCAACTGTTTTGACCAGCAGACTTATGTTGTTTACATCAGTTTCGCCTAGTGCACCTTTAAGGGCAGGAATCTGTGCAGTGTTGATTGTAAACGCCACATGGAATAAGAACTTAAAGCGTGGCTTTAGTTCATATCCATTGGGGGTGAAAACTCTACTGGCATGATCGTATCCACGCAACCCATCAACGGCGGTGAATCCCTTAAAGATCTGCTGACCAAATGTGGCTAATGACATTAGTTATTAGCTAGTTGTACCAGCACCTGTAACAATGTCACCTAATGTTCGGCCAATAGCACCACCAATACCAGCACCGTTAGAGCCAGATGGAATTTGGTTGGCGTTATCATACGCTATAGTCATGTTGATTGTGACAACTGCACTTTCGGCATAGCTCAATTGACCGTAATCAGCTTGCTTCAAATAGCATCCATACAATTCCCATGTTTCAAGAACCACAGGAGCAGCAGCACCGTTACCACCATCTAGAATTTCAATACGTGTCAAGAACTTGTAGTCAATACCAGAACTGGCTGATGCCATTTCTAAAAAGTCCATTTGCTTTTGCATTTGTTCACCAACCAATTTGCTAACTGACCCAGCGGCGTCGTCACGGACTTCGCAAGCAACGTCGGCCCATGTAGGCTTACCAGCCAACTTTAGAGTTGAATTATAAATTGGAATAGTAACTTCTTCAAAACTCAAATTAGGTCTTGCAAAGGTCATTACTTGTTTGGTTAATTCTGTTGTTGGTTTTTCAACGCCAAAGTTCTCAAAAAATACGCGAAAGCGATATTTGAGTTTGGGCATCAACAAACCCTGATCAGCCTGGCCTCCCAGTGGAACTGACATTCTTGATAGTGATGAACTAGACATTTTGTAGGTATCTCCTGTTACGTTTATTTAGTTGAATTGGTGAGTGAAAAATTACCCACCGTTTTCATTAGGCCGCTTGTCCTGAAATCTCGCCAGTGTTCTTGATACGCAATGGAATATAGATAAATTCCACGGCCTTCACTGGTTCAATAGCAATATCAACATACAACTCATTACGGTCGATACGTGCCGGAGTATTATTGCTCAAGTCACAAACTACCAAGTAGTCATAGATACCACGCTTGGCCACCAAATCAATCATTAGTGAGTTGATAGTGTTGGTGATTTCAGCACGGGTAATGTCGTCATTGGGTTCAAACAAATACAATTTACCAATTTCTTCAAGTCTGCCACGCAAGAACGCAACCAGTCGTGATACATTGATACGATCCAAAGCACTAGTAACACTAGTTGTGGTCTTGTTACCAAAGTTGGTAATGCCAACACCCGGAATAAACGTAATTGGGTTAATGTCGTTTTCATACAGCACATCACGTAGACCTTGTCCAACGTTGATTTGTTCAAATTCGCCAGTGGCTGCATCAATGTAACCAATAGCAATAGCATTGTCAACCACACCACGACGTGTACCAGCAGGTGCTAACCACGGATAACTCACTGCATCACTACGGATAATGGTACGCATCATCATGTGACTTGGTGCTGTTACAACAGGATTACCCGTTGTGTCTGTGGTCTGGCAGCTGGGATAGAATGTACCCAAATACTGGCTGGCAGTTACTAAACCATCTTCAGATCGGAATCCTAGTCCACCATTATTGGTTGCCCAGGCTGCTAGATCAGTGCCGTTGGCTGCAAGACGCATTGGTGTGTCGCCTACCACAAACAATGTGTTGTTACGTTCATTACTGAGTGCAACCATGTTGGGAATCAACTCTGGATAAGCTGTGGCGGCAATCAAACTAAATTGTGCTTGTTCTTCACGAGCAGCAGAGCTGGTATCGATACCTGCTTTCATAGCTTGTACAACCAATTGACGTTGTGCTTGTCGACCAGACCACATTGCACCATCATCTCTGTTGCCACTTGCTGTGAGCCAGGTATTGGTTTGTGTGATTGCTGCCCAGTAAGCTGGTGCAGTTCCTGGAGTCTGGTTGAGGTTATTGTATTGCAAAGAAATATAGTTAGTGCCAGAATAACTTACATAATTACCAGTGATGTAGGTTGTGCCACTTGACCACGGATCTGCAGGGTATGCTTCAGCATTGAAATAGTTACTCTGGAAACTCTTGACATTGTAGCCTGAACGACGTGTGTTAAACAACAACATGCCCTGCGGATAAAGTTGCGGATTTGGAGCATCTAAGTCCAAGTAGCCACTGGTTAATAGACTGTCAATGCTAGGAATTGCATCCATCACAGGGTCAGTTGTGCCGTTTGGTGCCCAACGTGCATCTGCAAACAAAATACCGTTTTGAGTTGTTTGATCAGTAGTATCAACTTCTATCCACTGATCCACGCCGTCAACAACTTGCCAGCGATACAGCTTGGGATAGTTTTCTAGGTCACTGGTATCAATCCATAGATCTCCATATACCAATGGTGAAAGTGATGTATCATTTTGTGTAGTAGGTGCTGTGGCCGCAATGATAGGACCACTGGCATTGGTTAAAGCTAGATCAAACCCACGAACGTCATTGGTTACAGTCTGATATCCAGACCATTGTCCGTTGTTTTGAATCATGATATCAGCATCACTAACAGTGCTGTAATACCATAAACGGCCATCAACAGGATCTTCGTCTGGTGCAGTATTACTTGAAGTGTAAGTGAATGTTGGTGAACCAACCCAGTAGCTTAATGCCAATGAATTTGGTGTGCGGAAACCTGGACGACAAAATTGAGTATTCGCAGTAAATCCAGCAGTTGTGATCGGAGTACCTATTACATTTAACAATGTGATAGTTCCACCTTGACTGTGCGTGAACACGATGGCTCCTGCACTATTGACACTGGCCGACACATATGGTACTGCTGCGGCACTAACAGCGGCAATAAATGCCGCGGTTGTTGTTCCTGAAATAGTAGCAGTACCTGTAATAGTGGTATTATCTAGTTGACTACCTGAAATAGTAAAGCTATTTCCGTTAGTAAATGGCCCAGGGGTTGTAGTAGATCCAGTTACTACAGTAGCACCCAAAGCATACCGTTCTAGTATTTCAAAAGCCATGGTAGCGTCAGTGTCACCAAAAGTGGCAGCATCAGCAATTGCTATTGTGGTTCCTACAGGAATATTTTTTCCGCCGCCAGTTGGATCTAATGCATATGATGCTGACACTGTACCAAAATACACTGGACATGATTGTGCAATAAAAGTTCCTAGGGCTGAGCTGTATTTTTTTACTCGTAGACTCACTCCGTTGTTGGCTGGGCTAACATTGTTCCAGACAGATCCTGTTGGGGCTGGTGCTGTTTGCCCAACTGCCCATCTAGGTGCTTGATAACTGTATGATGCAAGATACTCAGGAGCACGATAAACTTGAGCAGTAATGCCTAGAGCTGTTAACAATGCGGCTCCAGCTGACGACCCTGTTTCAATTGAAATTATTCCGCCGTCGCTGGTTGATGCATCATTGGTAGCTGTAGAGTTAGCGTACAAATATAGTTTTCCACTTACTGCGGCAGCTGTGACACCGGCAACACTTGCATTATTTATTGCGGTGGCAAATCCTACAACTGTGTTGTCAGGAGCGGCTGGTACAAAAATTTCACTTTCATTAACAAACATACTTGCACTAGCAGTCAATGACGTTGGTGTTCCTGTGCCTTGAATTGTGGGCCAGGATGTTTTCCAAGCGTCGCTACCAACTTGCACCCAATCGTTATCGCTATTTTTATAATAACCCAAAAGTTTTGTATCTGTTGCACAGGTGACAATCGCATAATCGCCAATACTACCAACAGTTGCCAATGGGGTTGGGTCTGATTCAGGATCAATAACATCAGCAGTATCATCTATAATAATAGGGGTTTCAACAGTGAATGTGTTGGTTGTTTGATTGTATTCTTGAATGCCCCAAACTGATGTTGAAGTATCTAACCAATAATCACCATTGGCAGGAGATCCAGTTGGACGAACCAAACTAGCAGTTAGCTCTGTTAGGTCAATATCAACACGTTGCACATAGCAACGATTTGTGATACCCAGGGCTGAGTAAGACGCAAGTAGTCCGTACTCATTGAGTTCGTAACCGTTGATTGGGGTACCAGTTGTGGTCTGATAGAAGAATGGCACACCAAATGTGGCTGCCAAGTCTCGTTGACTTGTGATTAGATAAGTCTTATTGGCATTGGCTGCCAATGTGCCGGCTGCAACGGTAACACCGTTAGAGCTTACTTTGTTCTGAGCAGTAGCGATTAAGAAATACGGTACTGTGTTAACAGCGGAAGGGATATATTGACTTTCGTCAATAACTGTTACTTCTACGCCTGGTGATACTAGAGCCATGGTCAATTCCTTTTCAAGATACAATATTTATAGGTATATTCAAAAAAGGCGGTGTTACGGTGCCCTTTGGCAAAGGTCCTGTCGCTAAATACCGTATGAGACCCATTTGCCCTGCTTGTAATCAACGTCCTTGTGCTGTGAACTACACACGCAATGGTGTTACACACTATCGTGGTCGGTGTGATAGTTGCACAAGAAAAAATCGCAGTATAAAAACAAGAAAACCCCGCTGGGAATCTACGGGATTCAAGAAAAAAATGACCTGTGATCGTTGCGGGTTTATTGCACGATACTCCAGCCAGATTCTAGTGTATCACGTAGATGGCAACCTAAACAATGTAGGAGTTAAAAATCTAAAGTGTATTTGCCGCAACTGTGTTGAAGCTGTGGCCAAGAGCGATTTACCATGGAAGCCCGGAGATCTTAATCCTGATTGTTAAACGTTTCGATAGTGTAATTTTTTTGAAATATAATCCTGAATTATATACAACTTGTCTTTGATAAAATAAGATTGATTGCTAAGTGCAGTGACATGATCGTATCTGGGCCGTACTGCACCCAACATTGGATTGTATTTTTCTACTAGTTGTTGAGCAGAGTTGGTGTTCAAGTAAGGAGTTGTCCATCTAAACACATCAAACTGTTTTCCATCTAATATTTTGTACCCGTACTTTTCAGGATCTTTGCTTATTTTACTAATGTTCTTGGTAAGACCTTGTGGGTTTTTAATTCTCAATGTGGCAAATTTAGCGTACTCAGCAATATCTGGATTGGCCAAAAACCACTCTGCAGTTTCTCTAATGGTGTCTTCAGTGTCGTGTGGTAATCCCACAATGATATTGACTTGTAGTCTGAGTTCAGGAAATCGTTGTTTAAGTGCAATCAAAAAGTGTTTGAGTTTTTCAGGATCTGCTCCTTTGCCCACAGCTTTTCCGCTGGCACGATTGAATGTTTCAATACCAATGGTAAATGATTTCCATCCAATCTCTGGAATAAGATCCACCTGCTCAGGATTTGCTGCCAAAAGATCAACTCGACAATAACTCCAAAATTCAAAATCTATGCCAGTTTCTTGTCGAATATCTCTAATCAAATACATTTTTTCCAAACTGTCATTGAATGTATCATCAACAAACATGAACTTTTTTACGCCAAATGTATTGTACCTGTACAGTATATCTTGCTTGATTTCTTCCTTGGGACGAATGTAGGTGCCAGGCTTTTTGCCCAGGTGATCAAATTCGCAAAACGCACACTGAAAAATGCAACCCCTGCCTATTTCAACCGGCAACACCCAGTCGTCAGTTACAAAATCTGATTCAGCATATTCTGTTGTTAGATTGTTTAACAATTGAACCGCATAGTGTTTGTCAGCATCTACATATTTTTTGTCATTGAATTCTGTATAAATTAAATTGCTGTCTTGCACAATATGATTGTGTACAGCCATTACTGCTAGATCTGAATACCCAGCACATATGATGTCAATGTTCACTGGCATGTGTTGAATTATCTCAGCATTGGGGCCGCCAACTACAATTGTACCTTGACGTTTTTTTATGTAGTTAATTAACAATGCTTCATCTTTGTTTGACAGTTCAGTCATAAAACCAGCATTGTGATTGTCAAACGTCCATTCATTGTTGCGAAAAGTAGCCTGGCCAGCAAAGTTTTCAGAGTTGTATGTGGGCGGAAAAAACTTGGTACTAAATCCCCACCAGTCAATGTCTGTAATAGTGTCTAAGTATCTCATTAGTACAGACTGATCCCAGTGTGACAAAAAATCAATAACTTCTACTTCTACGCCATGTCTTCTTAATTCTGTGGCTATCCTATAAACTCCGAGGGATCTAATTGGAGGGTCTGGGCTGTCGTTAAACAATACTATCAAGAGGATTCCTTAAAGGAATATTTATATAACAGTGTAGACATCAATTCACGGGTGTTGCGTTTGAGATCTTCAAGTGTTCCGTTGTTATCGATCACATAGTCTGCCATCCAAATTTCCAGGCTCATACTAGAACGATCTTCTGCAGGCAAGTGATCACTACGATCTACCCAAACAGCAAAATCAAATACTTGAGTATTCCGCATGGCATGGAACTCACTCTTGTTGCGCAGTCCGCAGTAGATTGAATTTTCAGCAAAAATTTCTCTACCTAGTCTAGCATAGTCATCCTGACAGTAAGCATGAATCATGTCGTACCACTCAGCACGATGATTGTGTCGATCCTCAAAACACTGTGCATAAGTGGTATATCCATACTTGTTTTTTAACTCTGCGTAGATGAACTTTTCGGCACAAAAGTCTGAACTAGAACGAAAACTGTAGCCAAATTCTTCACGCAGGATATCACACACAGTATCTTTGCCGTGTCGAGCGTTGCCAATAATCAGCAGTTTAGGAAGGGTCATTTTAAGGAGGTTACATTAAGATGATCAAGTGTGCGTTGTAGCATGCCTATTTGTCTGCGGCAGTCTTCTAGTGCATGGTGGCTGGTGGGTGGGATGGGCTGATCAGGCCATAACGAGAACACAGTACGGCTGTCTCGCACCATGTAGTATTTCCAAGGCAATGGCTTGCCATAACTCTTGTAAGCATGCTCCAGAATGTTCATGTCGTATGTGGGACCTTGTGCCCAGATTCTGGTGGAGTGCCAAATCAGCCGGCCTAGCCCGTCTAGAGCTTGATCTAACGGGATACGATCTTGTTCACTGAACGCTTCGTCCCGAACCACAGCAGGTTGTGTGGCCCACCAATCAATTGTGCCTTGATCGATGGCACGATCTTCTTGACTTTCTAGTGTGACTCTGGCATAGTAACTCTGTCCAGAATGGCCTTGCCCTAACGGGTCAAAGCTCTGGGCCGCAATAGTTAGTATTGTAGTGTCTGGGCCTGTTGCAAGCCCTTCTAAGTCGATCATCAAGTCCATGTGCTATTATAACACAAGGCTTGTTGACACGCAACGGATGGTTAGCCGATTACCCAGGTAAGTGGCTGGCTAGCATCCACATAGTTTTTGAGCTGTTCTTCTAGGGCTGTGATAGCTTCTTTGGCTTCGGCTTTCATTGCGGCACCGTTTAAGGTACCACCGCCTTGTGGTCCTGCAATTGAACCAAACTTCTCACGTGCTTCACCAATGATCATTTTACAGTTGGCAACCATATAGTCCTTGATCCATTGCTGAATTTGGAAATCTTGTAACAAGTTAACTTCAGGTTTTAGATTGTATGTCCAAAGCAACACATTCTCGCCGGTGCCTCTTGGGTCACGGATCAGTTGTATTTTCTTTGTTACTTGGTTGAACGTGTAGTTCATGTAGCCGCCAAACATACGTGCAGCCAATTCAACGTACTGACTGTAAAAGTCGTATGTGGCAAGACCACCTGCTACGTTGAAATTCATTAGGTAAACGTTCATGCTGGCTTGAGAGAATGGATCAAAGTTACTGGCCTGGCCTGTGGCATCACCAAACTGTCTGCGGAATATCTGACGCACACTAACAACCTCTTGTGGCAACTGATAGATGTTGACATCTTTGACCAGTTCCATAAAGCTGTAGCTTTCCTCATAAGCGTTGCTGGCCCGTTGACGGTAAGTGCCTAGTGTTTTTTGATAGGCGGCTTCGTAGTGAGCAGGGTCCAACTCGATGTCAATGATCTGATCACCAAGTTGGAGTTTCACATATTCTACTAAGTTTTGCTTGAGTGTCTCAAGCGAGTTTTGTTGCTGTTCTGCCATTGGGGGACTCCGTCCCCTTTATTTACCAGCTTTTGAGAATGATCAAGTTCTCTGTACCACGTCCGTTAAACGGGGTTTCTGTAGTGGTCAAGTCCTTGTAGATCTTTCTTGCGGCTGGCTTGCCTGCGGCACTCAGGGCTCGGAGCACATCTGCTGGCTTGCGCAGAGTTTTTTGCTGGCTGTCTATTGTGCTAAATCCAATAATAGCGTTGCTCTTTACAGTAAATGCCTGTGTATGACTGTCAGCAACAATATGGATTAGTTTGCGTTTTTTAGTGTCATACAACCAGGCTTCTGCCTTGTCCACTAAACTTGCGGCCGGTAAGCCTTTGAGTTTGAGCTCTGCAAATTCTACAATACACTTGAACTTTGCGGCACGTTTCTCTGGTGGCACTGCCTTAACTGCACGAGGCTTGCGCTCTACCTTTTTAATCTGCACATAGGCGCCACAGTCCGAAATCACAAGCTCACAGAACTTTACGCAATTCTTTAACTGTATTTTGGTTAGATAGTTGTAGCCCTGTGTCAAGTCCGCATCTTTGCCTGCTACTGCCTCATCAAACTCTGTGAGTTTACGGGTCCAGATTTGCTTGATGTCGTTTACCATTTGTGGGGCAATGTTTAGGCTACGCATGAGCACCACGGGTTTGTAGTCTGCGTTGAGTTTGGCTCCTGACGCAATGAAGTCGTCAAACAAGCCGTCTAACTCGCCTGCACATTCTGACACCTTCTCACGCAGGCGATCCTGGATGGTGATTTTTGGCACTGAGTCATCAACGGGTACTTCTGCTACCTCTTCATCTTGTTTGGATTCCAGTATCTCTTTTAGCAAGTTATCCAATTTGATCTGCTCGTGCTCAGTAAGTTCTAGTCCCACCATGCTCATACGGCACAGCCAACCTGTGGTGAGTCGGATTGAGCTGTCTGGAATGCGTTTGAGCGTGCGAACGTCGTCCTTACGACCATGTGTTTCCAGATAATTTACAATCATCTCACGGGCATCTTTTTTACCATAAAAGTAGTTGTACCACGAGAACGCATGACTAAAGGCACTGACACGGCCTTCTGTAGGTTGCACTCGCCATGTAGGCTCCATGCCCATGGCATTGGTATCCGCACTACGTGGATTTAGGGGTTTGACGGGTTTTGTTGCGA